GCCTTATATATTCTATCAATTTGATCTTGAGTCAAAATGTTGTCTAAAATTTTATTTTCTATATCTGGATTCATTAGTATTGACTCAAATGTGAAGAGTCTTCTCCTTCGTTTACCCATAAGTTTTTAGAGGCTTCGGGTATATACTCTTCAATTGGAATTTCCACCCCAACATCAAATGTATACCAAGTAGGAAGTGTAAATCTTAATCCAGATTCTACATTTTTAACATAATGTAAATAATAATTATTGGCTGGGAACATAACAAGATCTCCTGCCTTTGGCTTTATTTCTAAATCGTAGTCTGGCCATCCAATTTCTCCTCCAGTATAGTTATCATTTGGATATATTAATGCAGTAATGTTTAATTTATAATAATTAGACTTCATTAATGGACTTCCGTCTGGGTACTGGCAATCAGAATGTAGTCCGCTAGACATTTCGGGTTTCCATTTTACTATATGGAAAGGATTCCATGGCATATATTTTAGTTTTATGTCATATTTGTCACAGTATTCTTTTTTCATTATTGAAAAAACTTTACTTCCGTATTCCATAATTAATTCAAATAGCTCTTTATTTTCGTTTTTTATTTTATCTAAAGTTAAAGTTTTACCACCAGAAAACTCTGTATCGTCCTTATAATTACTTATATATTCCATTACTAATTTTATTTCATTGTCTGTCATAAAGTTTGGAATGTGGATTATATTTTCTTTTGATTTACCAATCTTATCAAAATAGTTTTGGTAATAACTCCAAATTTCATTATGCATTTTTCTCTATCTCCCTTTTAAAATAATTAAAAATGTTTTCTTGATCCATGTTGCCAAGAATGTAAAAGAAATTATTAAAATTTTGTTTTTTTAAAAAATTGTTTGTCTTTGGATCCCACGAGGTCCAATATAAATCTATACCCGAGACCTTACAGTATTGCTCTAGCATAAAAATTGATTGCACATATTTTAAAGCCAGAAGCTTTGGAGAAACATTATGAGGGTAGGCCATTAAGTTATGCTCTACTCCGCCAGTTTCTGATCTATACATCTTAGGCTTGAATCCTTTAGCTTCTGGCCACCAGCCATAGGCTCTAATCATTTCTGGCATTAATACAAATAGCTTCGATGGCTTTCCATATGAGTTAATATACTTTAAAATATTGTATGCTATTCTATTTGAGTCGGCGCCTGGGTACGATAGATTTACAAATTTAGATTTATCTTTATAGAACTCGTTGTGTATTCTATAAGCCCATCCATTTTCATATTTAACATCTATTGGTATAGTAACCTCGCAACCAGCAAAAACAATATTGTTTTCTGGGTCTGAGACTGGTGATAGGTCATCGCATCTTAATCCAACATTATTTAATTTATAATTAATATCTTCTGTTTCCTCCCATGGATTCTGATAGTCAAATAACTTTTCAACTTTATTTGAAAACCAAGGATAGAAAGACGGGCTAATGTCTTCTATTTCATTAAAATATTGTGGTTCCAATTTTACCTAATCTATGAAAGGATTGATCCTAGTAAATAATTATACAGCAGTTGAAAATAGATTGTCAACTGATTTTATTATTTATTTTTAGGGATTAAAGTTTGAGGACCCTCTGTGCCAAATAAAGATTTTTTTACTGGAACACAATTAGGGACTCTTCGGCCATTTTTGTCTTTCATGCCTACCTGCTTATATCCAGACCAGCAAGCTTTTTCCATATTATCCCAGTTGTCTTCTTCTTCATTATCTGACTCGTAAGATTTTGAAATTTCTTCATCTGACAAGTTGTCTAAATTATCCATTTTTACCCCTTAATTTCTTGTCCACATGATGAACATTTTTTTGAATTTTTTGCTTTAGAAGGAGATGCTACTTTTGTATTTGAAGCTGCACCAAACTTAGGTCTTCCAAAACCTACTATAGAAATTGGGACTCCTGCTTTATTCTTTTTGTAAGCACGAAGCTGTTTGCAAACCTCTCCGCCATTTCTTTGGCTTCCCTTTTTCTTTGAAGTAGTATTTCCTTCAATACACCAAACAGTTCCGTCTTCATTGTCTTTTACAACAATACCAACGTGAGAAATTCTATCTACACCGTCTGATGGGAAATCAAAATAAACAATATCGCCTGGCTCTGGATCTGCAATATCTCCATCAATCCATGCTCCAGCTTTTTTAAATGCTTGCGCTCCTGCTGGAGTATAAACCGTGTTAGGTATTTTTACCCCCGCCTCGTTACCGCACCAGTTAACGAAACTTCCGCACCATGGCTGAAAGTTAGCTTTTGTGTAAGCACCATATTTTGTTTCATTGTCTTTTGGACCCTCAATGGTTCCAACTTCTGCTGTAGCAACTTCAATAAGACGTGCTGCTGTACCTTGATCCGCCACGATTACTTATCCCAATTAGTATCTACTGGTTGAGCCTCTGGCATCGCTCCGTCTGGCTTTGCTGCTAAACGTGCAGCTGTTGCATCAATTTCTGCTTCAAGTGTTTTATCTGCTGCAGTATTTTTAGCATCCATCTCTTTGTTTGCTAATTGCGCTGACATTACATCTTTAGCTCCAGATGATCCAATTAGTAAACCAGCAAGTGTTCCTGTAATAAATGTTGCAACGCTACCTAAAACGTTAAAGAACATCTTGTCGTTTTCTGATTGACCAGTAACTGGCTGTGTAACAAATATTAACGCATACATGATTCCTGTTGCTGTAATAAATAGAATTGATCCTAGAGTTATACCTAAAATAAATTTAAGTCTTGCGTCTAAGTCTTGTGGGGATAATCTTTCTTTAGCCATTTGTTGGCTCCTTCATCTCTACTAAGTCTTCTGGACAAGCCCCGTTAGCTGTACAGATTGGTGGTTTGCACTCTGCTGATTCCCAATTTTTTGGATCTTGGCATGGATAACGATAATGACCGTCATAGCCGCATCCACTTAAGGATAGCATTAGTATGCCTGATAAAGCAATAGGGATTAGTTTCTTCATAACCCCATTATACCCTACTCTAAATCTTTATTTCTAATTGGATAAGTAATAGCCCAGGCCACCAGGGTACCAATAATTGCATAGCCAACAACAGTTTTTGCAGATCCGTCAAGAACTACCCAAGCAATAAACATTCCCAATAGGGTCCAAAGCTGGTCTATCATATCTTTAAATATTCTCTTTATCATGGTTTTCTTCTCCTTATCCTTGGATCTCCACCTACTGGTCCACCGCCACTTGGTCCTTTAGGAGTTGATCCTCCAGTTGTTGCTCTAGATGCAGATGATGCGGCATTTGCAGCGGCACTTCCTGCAACGCTAACTGCGTTTATTGCAGCGTTAGTTGCAATAATTGCAGACACTACCATTTCTTCTGCCTCTTTACGCTCTTCATTACTCATATCAGCACCAATATTTAATACAGCAGTTAATGCCTGTCCTGGATCATCAAATATTGCTGAGACAAATTCTGATGGAGACTCCAGCACTTGTAAGGCTGCTGCTATCTCTGCTACTATTATAACGGAATTTCCATTCTCATCCTGCCTTACTTCAACGGGAGTAGCGTCTGGCAAGTCATTGTAAGTAAGTCCAGCATCCGCTACGGCTTCTGCGGTAATGGCTTCCCCATCCGCTGCTTCAATAATTGCCTCTACAACTAATGCCACTTCTTCGCTAGTAAATTCTCCATCAGCAGATAGAGTTTCAGAAAGTGCACTAACTTCATCAGATGTAATTTCTCCATCTTCTCTTAATGCATCTAAAATAATTTCTGAATCATAGTTAGATAACTCTCCACCAGCAACTAACTCATTAATAATATTTTCAATTTCTTCTACAGTTAATGGTGGCTCCTCTGCGGGTGGCTCTATCATTGGTGGCTCCTCTGCGGGTGGCTCTATCATTGGTGGCTCCTCTGCAGGTGGCTCTATCATTGGTGGCTCCTCTGCAGGTGGCTCTATCATTGGTGGCTGCTCTGCAGGTGGCTCAACTGGAGTTGGAGCAATATAAACTGGAGTAACTGCTGCTATCTCTGCTAATTTTGTGGCTAATGCCGTAGCCGCTGTTGATAATGCGGTCAAAGTATTTTGTGAAACAGTTGCTATTGGTGCAATAACTGTATTTGTATTTGCTGTATTTGTTGCAACAACTGCTGTAATTGCTGAGTTTAACG